ATAGAAACCGTAGCGGCACAGGAAATGGTTAGAGATATGGTAACAAGAATGTCTGCTACTGAAAAAAGACTGATGCCCGGAATCTTTAAAGGGGTTAAACCACCAGCTAGGATTAAAAAGCAAGATAGGCTTGAGACAAGCTTAGGTGTTATTGTCAACTCTAAGAAGTTATACATAAGAAGAGAAATGACAGAATTAGTAGACGAGTTCTTTGAGCATCCAAAACCTAGAAATGACGATGTAATGGATGCGTTATACTATGCAGACTACTTTGCCAAAGCTCCTAAGAGTACAAGAACGAAACGAGAATCATTACTAGAAGATGATTTACATCCAGTTAGAAAACTTAAAAAAAGAGCTTATAATTGGATGACTGGTTCAACCACTTAATAAAATATTATTTGTCTTTTGTTTATGTATAACTTATATTTAAATTCAAATCCACATGCCACGATATTCTAAAAGATCAAAAAAGAGACTAGCATCCTGTGATGAGCGTTTACAGGAAGTGTTTAATGAAGTAATCAAGTATGTAGACTGCTCCATATTAGAGGGGCATAGAAGTAAAGAAAGGCAAAATAAATTATATGATGAAGGTCGCACTAAGGTTAGGTATCCTGACGGTCGTCACAATTTTAACCCTTCTAAAGCCTGTGATGTTACTCCCTACCCTGTGGATTGGGAAGACAGAGAAAGACAGACTCTCTTTGCAGGTTTTGTTCTTGGTGTGGCTAGGGGCATGGGCTATACTTTAAGATGGGGCGGAGACTGGGATATGGATTTTCAAGTAATGGACAACCGTTTCGACGATTTTCCTCATTTTGAAATAAGAGATAAGTAATGCCAAATACAACAGATACAGTAAAAGCAATTTTAACTCCCGGTGAATTTGTAATTCGCAAAGAAGCTGTGGATATGATAGGAGTTCCCACATTGGAAAAATTAAACGATATGCCGGAGGTAGGCGGTCATTCTGAAATAGACAGACTAATTGCACAGGCTACATTAAAAAATATGACTGGTATGTATGGTGGCGGTGTGGTTAAGGCAGAACAGTACGGTACTGGAGGCATGGTTAATCAATATCAAAATGGTGGGCAGGCTATGTCTAACTTAAAACCAGTTCCTGATAATAACCCCGGACTTGGTAAACTCCCTGAAGATGTTAGAAATAAAATGGGTTATATGCAAAATGGTGGATTAATGGAAATGATGCATGGTGGTAAAGCTAAAAAGAAAAAAGAAATGTATAGTTATGAAGATGGTGGACTGTCAGGATATCAAGATGGTGGATCTCCAGAGTCATTAAATATGGATGATGTTTTAAAAAGACAAATGTTAATGAAAAGATTTGGAAATGTATTTAATCAAGAACTAGATAAAAGTGATAGAATTGCTAATTTTTCAAAAGCTCGAAGACAAATGGATTTAAACAGTGGTCTCTATGAAGAAATTCCAAACTCTAATGTATTATCAGGTCAAAAAGGTAATTTAACAAATAAAGAATATTCTGGTGGCATGAAAAATTTAGAAGCAGAGCAAGACATGTTAATTGACATGTTTAAAAGTTCATTAACGTCACGACAGCCAGAAGGTATGCAATACGGTGGGCTGTCAGGATATCAAGACGGTGGACAACCACAACAAGACGATGCTCAAGTTCAAGCTATGATGCAGCAAGAGCAGCCTAGTCCTTTTGTACCCTTCGACCAAAGACCTAACCAAGCACCAGCAACTGGTAATTGGGGTCAGTCTGGTGATTATATGAACTCATTAAAGGGTGAGTTAGAAATGGAAAATGAAGAGTTGACTAGGGATAAGATGCAAAACTTTTTAGAAAGATTAAGATTGGATTCTTTATCGGAAAAGATAGAAAGAAGCCCTCAAGACTCTATGTATTATAGAAATACACCACAGCAAGACTATTTTATGGATAAATACAGAGAAGAAATGATAAATCCTAATTACTTTCCAGAAGGTAATTAATGGATCAAGACCCTCGAGCATTACAAAACGAAGAGTTATATCGTCAATGGCGTGACGCTCGTTCTGAGTGGGACACTGAAGCTAGAAAAGATATAGACTTTTATCTTGGTAATCATTTTACTGCGGAAGAGTCAGATGAGTTGTCTCAACGCAATCAAGCGGATATACCTATGGATAGGGTATCGGCTGCAATAGAAAAATTTAAAGCAGTATTAACATCTAGACCACCGGCATTTACAATAACGCCTAGAGAAGACTCTGATGTGCAAGTAGCTACATTATGGAGAACTATCATGGGTTATGTTTGGCAAAAATCAGATGGTGATTGGCAAATGAAACAAGCAATACAAGACTATGCTACTACTGGTATGGGTTATCTATATGCTTACATTGATAGAGAATCAGATTTCGGTAGAGGTGATGTCAAGTTTACTTACCTCGACCCTTTTAGGGTATACGCATCTCCAAGCTCAAGAGATCGTTGGTTCGGTGATTCGGATGGTCTTATCCTTTCTACCATTCTTACCGGTGAACAAGTCGTCAACCTCTACCCTGAATTAGATGATACAGTAGATCCAAATACAGGTGAAGAAATACCGGGTATTATTCGTGATATATCTGGGTTTACATACGAGGATGAAGATTATCCATCTTCTCAAAATACAAACTCAATGAATGTTTTTACTCCAGCGGAAGTAAAAGATAAAGATTATTTTCAAGTAAAGAAGTATCAAATATTAGAACGCTTTTATAAAATAAAAGTTCCTTTTTACCGAATCATTGATATGCAAAATCAAGAAGAGGAAATACTTTCTCAAGAAGAATATGCTAAGATGATGAGTGAAAATGTTGAGGCATTTGAAATTGGTGCTTATACAGCAATCGAGGTCTTGCAGACAAGAATAAAAGTATGTGCTACATTGGGTGAAATCGTTTTATACGAACAAGTTTTAAATACAGATGAATATCCTATAGTCCCGCTACCGAATATTTGGACAGGTACTCCTTACCCCAAAAGCGATATATCAAGAGCTAGACCAATGCAGAGATTATTAAATAAGCTATGGTCTTTAGCCCTTTCACATGCCCAAGCGTCAGCGGGACTTAAATTATTAGTACCATTAGGTAGTGTAGATGATATTGACCAATTAGAAAAAGACTGGGCTAATCCAAATGCGGTAATCGAAGTTGATTCATCTCAGGGTGAGCCACACTATCCATCTCCGCAACCATTAGCTGGTGAGTTCTACAGATTGATACAACAGTCAGAATTTTATATAGATTTTATTTTTGGATTACCAGAGATGATGCATGGATTTGCAGACAAAGCTCCAGAGACACATAAGGCAACAGAGAGAATGATTGCTTTGGGAAGTGAAAGACCTAAATCTAAGTTAAGAGATGTTGAATTTAGTATTAACAAGCTTGGTAAAGTTCTTTATAATTTATCAAAAGGTCATTACACTTATAAAAAGATTTTTAGATTAGCACAACCTAATAATAATATTACTGAAGTTATGGCTAATTTTTATACGGATGTTAGCGGTGCAATTTTAGATTTAAAGAAAGATAGACACATTTTAGATCAACATGATATTAGAATTGAATCAGGTTCTACTATGCCTTCTAGTAAATATGCAGAACTTGCTGTATATCTTGAGGCATTCCAGATGGGTATCGTGGATCGCTATGAGGTTCTTAAAAAGAATCCAGAAATATTTGACAAGGAAGGTATTATGCGTAGGACTGAAGAGAAACAATTAATGCAGCAGCAAATGCAAGCTATGTCAGAACAAATAAAGAATTTGCAAGGTGACTTGCAGACAGCCCAAAGAGAGTCTGTCAGTGATAGAAAAAGAGTTGAAGTCGAGAAGTTTAAATCTAGACTTAGCGAAGTCAATTCTGAATCTAAAGCAGATAGAAGGGTAACACGTAGTAAACTAGAAAACGAGGTGAAGCTCGAGGTGGAGAAATTGTCAAACAATCTGAAAGATGTTCAGAGAGAAGTCAGTTCCACTCCAAAAGCCTAAGAGACATCTAAGGAGAGTATATGTCTACATTAGAACAACAGGAAGCAAGTATCGAAAGCGGAATACAAGGTGGTAATGAATCATTCGTGGAAGATATCGTCAATGAACAGTCTATTTCACAAGAGGTAGATGCAAACCAACAGGAGTTTCAAGAACAAGCCCCTGCTGTAGATTATGAAGCAGAGTCAAAAAAGTTTCAGTCTATGTATGATCGGTCACAAGCCGAAAATTCTAAACTGCAACAAGGTGCTCAATTACTTCAACTTCTAGAGCAGCGACCTGATCTTGTAAGGACTCTT